ATTCAGATGATATTGATTGAATGTTTGCATATTGCTGATACTCAACTGCTGGTGGAACTTTATAATTTAATGGTTGCAATGAAATTATTTCAGCGTAATCAGCTACATTTATATTTGAATTAACCGGATGTGGCGATGGTATAGTTGATACATATACTGTGTCTATATGTGGATTATTTTGAACTAATCTTTCTACCTGCGGGTATCCTATAAGATAATCAACTGTTTTAAAATTACGTTCAGATTTTAATTTTTCAGCTAATGTTGTTGCAAATATGATATCTCCAAAAAATCCACATGTTACTACTAAACACTTATCAGTCATATTATTTTTTCTTAAAACACGCAGTTAATATATTTGGAATTAATGTAGAATCTTTACGTATTGAATCTTCTAAGTTACAAAAATTAATCATTGTATAACCTTGGCGATCCATAAATTTTTCTAAACTACGCTCATTAAAATGATATAAATGTTCATCTGGTTTTCGGTGTTTCCATGATTCAAACCATTCATCATCTAATCCATTAGTGCACCATGGTAAACTAATAACTACATATGTACATTGTAAATCTTTTACAAATTCAATATCAGAAAAATGTTCTAGACTATCAAAGAATGTAATAACTTCAACAGGTTGTGATGTAATATCAGATACAAATAAAATATCATCATTTAGTGGATATGCTGGTGGTATATCATTGCCATATAGTGTTTTGATACTGCCGGCACAACAGTTTAAAAAATCACCATTACCATATCCAACATCCATTAAAGATTCTGGTATTTTGCCTATAGATCCGATAATATAACCCAATCTTAAATTTAAGATATTCCCGCGGTCATCAAAATGTGAATATCTGCTATCTGAGTATTCGATATCGTAATTAAACGGTTTAAAATTTGTTTGATGTATTACTCCATCTTGTGTTAATTTATAATTTTTCAACATACTATTATTTCTTTATTGATATTGTGCGTAACTTTTTTCTTCTACGAATTCAGATCCGTATTTTATATTGATATTTTTTTTAACTTGAGCTCGTTCGTCATTAATTTTATATACATTGCGAGCTAAGAAAATGAATTCATCATCAAATTCACGTAACCGTTCTTTGTCTCGAATTGAATCTTCAATTGTCCATAACTTATCATTAATAAATACAAGTTGCTGGAAATCTTCATATTGTATGTTCAATTCCGCAAATACGATTTCATGCAAATACAAGTATTCTTTTTTAACATTTTCTAATTTTGCAGGATCTGTAATGTTATTCTTTTTAATTTGGAGTATTGATAACTTATCAACTATCTCGCCTATTGATACTTCAATTTTCATATTTAAAATTTTTAATTTTCAACCAACGAGTACCGGATGCATCATATTCATCTACATCCGCAGTTACTTGTTTATATCCAAGATTCAACGTATTTTTTAAATTTGCTAACAAGTAATGGTTATTAATGAAGTCAGTATCATTATCTGCAGGTTTATTGTCAGTATGATATAATCCTAAGAAGGTTCCATCTGTATTTCGTTTCCATGTATATCCTAACAATCGCAATCTATCTCTAGTATCATCATCTTCTTTGCCCCAACCAATATAATATGGATTAAGACCATTCATTTTATAAAATAAGTCTCGATGAATAACAAATACGCCTCCGGAATGATCTCCAACTGTAATATGAAAGTTTTGATATCCGCCTGGTATATCGGTTATATTTCTTTGTTCATTGTCTTCATTTAAAAAGATAACATTGTTTATTGGATATAATGGAACATCCGGGGTAGTATCATATGAAACATTGTCAGTAGGATAATAATCAACATCATGAAATATCAACAACTCTCCTTTTGCTCGTTGAACTGCTAAATTATACAATGAATTTTTTTGAAATTTTTCTTCATTATCTTGTTCAGCTACGATTATCTCATATGACTTACCATCGAATAATTCGATAAGTCTAGGCAACAACATGGATAGATGTGATTCTCTATTTCGATACGAAATAATTATAGAATACTTAACGTTTGAAGTTTGCGATTCTGTCATATTGATGTACTATTTTATATTGTGAAACTGTATTTAAATCGAATGCAACTAATCCTGCATTGATAACATGTAAGTGTACTGCAAACTTATCTTCTAATGCTGTAAATTTAGTTTGGTCTTTGTATTTAGTTTGGATCAAATAATTAAATGATGTTTGATCGGCTACTTTTAATTTACCAACTGATAACAAGTAAATATCGGCACACATATCCATAACTAAGTTATGTGGCCCGCCCCATACGCCTACATTGTAAACTGGTTTATCTGATAATAAATCCAATCCAATTAAACTTAAATTTACATAAACATGTTCTTTGTTCCATTGTTCATCACTATATTTGATAACTTCGGAAGTAGCGGTGATCTTTTCTGTATCTAACCCAGTAAATGGGTTTGAATTGAAATATACATCTCGTACATCGGTGATAATAACTTGATTATGTTCTGATGTTTTTAGATAGCTCCATATATGGAAAAAACGAATATTATGAATTAAATCATACGATGTATCTAATGTCATAGTCCCAGTATTAGTACTAAATCCGTTCTTTTCCCGACCCCAGCAATCAAAGGATGGTTTGATTATAGATACATTATTATCATGCAAGTATTGTTCTAATTCAGCATTATTGTTGTATAATAATAATAGTCGTTCTACATTTTCAAAGTTAGAGGTTTCAATCCAACCTCGTACGTCATCTATATTGTAGTTACCACTAATTGCACCTATTAATAAATTCGTTCTCATAATAATTGTTCCTTAATAAGTTGTTTCATATTATCAACATTGCCTGGATATAAACAATTCTGTTCGTACCACATTCTTCCATTTTCACCAATAGTGCATAACAATTCTTTATTTGATAATAGTTCAGAAAAATCAGTTACACTATCAATATCAATATAATGTACCCCAGCTACTAAAGTCGTAGTTGGAGAAATATATTTTTGTCGAATTACTGGAATACCTAAAGCAAATGTTTCTACATCACGATGAGCAAAATCTCCGCCTCCTGCTGGTGAATAAATAATTTTGTATTCGAATATATCTTTAAGATATGTATCAAAATCTGTTTTGCTTAGTATTACAAATTCCGGGTGATTCTTATAAGTTTGCTCCCGTAAAAATTTATTATTCTTAGTACGAATATCTGTAATTTCGCCATTAAAATATATTTGATTTTTTAATTCATCAAATGAGTTACGATAATGGTTTCGAAATCTAGTATTAAATGCTTCGTATTTAAATTCTAAATGCGGAATATATGTTTCTAAATTATTCATTGCATTAGATGGTTGACTATTATAATATCCTAAACAATCCGGATGTGATACTAGTTTAATTACTCCTTGATTGACTTCATAACTATCACCCCAATCAAAAATAATAAATTTACCGGCTAAATTTTCTACAATAAGTGCACTGCCTTCTAAATTATTTAAATCAGATATGCCTTTAAATGATGTTAAATCGCAAGTATCTAATTCAGTATCAACTAATGATGATAATGATTTTTGCAAATCCTGTGCATAATAATGCACTGCATATTTACCCCAACATGTATCGTAAATTTTTAACTTGTTTTTAATAAATAAAATATCTTGCTGATGTGCGCCATGATTTCTAGATTCATCTAAGATCTCAACTGGTTTGAATCCAATGTTTTCCATAAATTTCATAACCTCATCATATAGCGGAGCACCTTCATTATATTGCGTAAGTGATACTTCTAATAAAATACCTTTAGCTTTTTTACATAGTTGCATACCACCAGATATTATATCTAATTCAGATCCTTGAGTATCAATTTTTATCAAATCAAATTCAGTATCATCAGTAAATAAATCATCTAGCTTAAGACCAGGCTGTTTAATGATATCTACCTGCTCATCAGAATAAAATTGAGTAAGTTCTCGATAAATAGAATTACCAGTCCCGATCCCAGTTTCTTTTCTGCTATAAAAATCATATTCATTATTATCTTTTGCTAATAATCCTATGTAGTAATTATCTGTTATTAATTTCAAGTCAGGTTCGCAATCAGGTGATGCTTCAACTGAAAAAATATAACTTGATGGATAATAATATTTTGCTAGTTGATGAAATTGCCCAATATTAGCTCCAATATCTAATATTCGATATGGTTCTAAGTATGATGAAATTCTAGATAGATTCATAATAGTTATTCTGTTTTATTTGTCGTTCGAGTGTCTTCGGATGATATAATGCAAATTCTTCCATTTCAGGTAAGACGGTCCATACTTTGAATCCATCTAATCGCTCATGCACTTTATTAATCCATTTAATTTCAGGTTTATTTTTCCAAATTCTCCATTGATTATCCGGCCAATTAATCCATCCATTTTCATTTACCGCCCAACCCCATTGTTGCATATGATCTTGATCTAAATCTGGTACTGTATTGACACGTGGTACTAAGAATACTTCACAATCAAAATTTTCTTCTAATACTAAGTGTATTATTTCTATTAATTTTTCATGAGGTATTTCATCAGCATCAATTTGAAAAATGTAATCACCTTTACATTGACTAGTTAAATGATTTTTAAATGTTGCAAAATCATTATTCAATGGTTGAAATATAACTCGACAATGTCCTTGTTCTTGATGTTTCATGATATAAGCAAATACTTGCTTTTTATCTTCGGGTTGAGTTTTTAAGTCATCTAATGATAAATCCATTTGGATAACGATCTCGTCTTGTGGTCTTTTATTTGCCAGTAAAAATGTAATGA